CGGAAGCTGGCGGTGGTGGATCGGGATTTGTTGCTGCTAGGGACGGACGACTATCTCGAAGTCGCGGATCATCCGCTGCTGAACTTCGGAGCGGGGGATTCGTTTACCGTGGCAGTGTTCATACGGCAGTTTCCCACCGCGCTTTCGTTTGGCCGATGGATAGCCAAGAAGGGCGGCGGGCTGGCGGCTGGCTACGATATCGAAAGTCAGAGCACTACGATGGTGGCGGCGAGCGTGTTGCATGACGGCACCACGGAAAGCTTTGGAGCGACGGTGAGCGTGACGGCAGGGATTTACACCATGCTGGCGATGCGGCGACGCAAGGCAGGCGGTGCGAGCGCACAGCAGACCTTCGCCAACACCACGGCCAACGCGCGCAGTGACGCGACCAGCGGCTCACTGAGCAATAGTCTGCCACTCCGCATCGGCATGCGCAGCGAGGCGGTGCTCAGCCCACAAGAGTTTGAATTCATGGGTGCAGCGATCTTCCGCGAGCCATTGACCGACGATGACCTGCGCCAACTCATGCGGGAACTGGGGGTGGCGTCGTGATCTTCGTCGTATTCGAGAATCGGGCGGCGTTTGACGCGTTCAAGGCGGAGTTCCCGCGAACGCTGGCCGATCCGGACACGCTGCTGGGCGACCCGGCGCACGAGTTCACTGACGAAGAGACCGGCGAAGGCTCGGGGCTGTGTTTCATGTGCCACCACTTCACGTCAGACGAAGCGGCGATCCTGCAAATGGCCGGGGCCGACGTGCGCGTGGGCGGGATCGACGGGCCGGAGTTCGGAAGCGAAACCGAAGAGTGAACGCCGTTGAGCGAGCTGCCAAGGTTTACGAGCGCGAAGAGTGCTCGGGCACCTTCCGCAGTGACCTCGAAGCGCACTTACTCAACGGCTTTGCCATTAGCCGCCCCGATTACTTCGTGATGGGCAGGCCGGTGATACGTTCGGCAGATCCACGCCTGATTGTTGACCCTTGGCACAAGTTCCATTCAAGCGACTGTGACACGTGGCATGTCTTCCTCTTTGCAGGTAACATTGCGCGGGCATGGGCGTTCTTGCCATGGCCCTTGCCATTTATGAGCTTCGAGCGTAGAAACAGATTGCGTTTCTACAGCATGTCAGCCATTCAGCGGCTATCCTCTCAACCCGCCTGACATGCGACTTTCAACCATTGACCTCGAACGCTACGGAGCACCCAAAGGAACACGTGGCATTCAAGTCTCAGAAAGGTTCCTGTTCTGCAAAGGCGGCGGTGGCGGTGGCCCCTCGCAAACGACTGTCACGAGCACGCCTCCTCCCCCTACGACTACGCAAGTTGAAGTGCAGCAAGCGCGGCGTGACACGCTCTTGAAAGAGGGCAAGCGCAAAGGCACGCGCAGCACGATTCTGGCAGGCGAGACAGGTGGTTATCAGCCGGGTTCGGGTGCGCTGCTTGGTGGTGGTGGCAATGAGGCTGGCACGCAACGCAAAGCCACGCTGCTGGGCGGGGGCGTTTAACACGTGAGCACCGAATACCAAGATCCGCAGGCCCAGCAGATCATTTCGCGCTGGAACTCGCTGAAGACGGAGCAAACGAACTTCAGAACCCTTTGGGACGACGCGGCCAATTACATCATGCCGCGCAAGGGGCAGATCGTAAGCACGACAAGCCCCGGCCAATCGCAGACCATCCAGCTTTACGATACGACGGCGGAAGAGTCGGCGCTTGTGTTTGGTGCTGGCTTGCTCGCGCAGCTCGTGCCTCCCGGTGAGGTTTGGATGCGCTTTGAGCCATCAAACCCGAATGCTTCCGAGGTGACGCGGGCGTGGTATTCCGAGTGCACGGACCGTGCAATCAAAGCGGTTTACGCCTCGAACTTCTACCTCGCGATTCACGAAGACTTTTTGGACGCAGGTATCTTCGGTCCCTCCTGCACGTATGTAGAAGAGGGCAAGAAGCGCCTGCTCAACTTTGTTCACATCCCGGTTGGCTCGTTCTACTGCTGTGAGGATAACGAGGGCGCGGTTGACACGATGTTCCGCGATTGGAAGTGGACCGCAGCGCAGGCCATGCAGCAGTGGCCGAATGGCAAGTTCGGCAAGCAACTCGCTGCGGCTGCGAGCGCGTCAGATCCGAAGGACAAAGACCGTAAGTTCACGTTCATTCACGCGATCTATCCGCGTCAGGAGCATCGGAGCGGCGAGGTTGAAGGCAAGCTGCGTCCCATCGCGAGCTGCTACGTGTGCCTAGAGGACCAAAACGTCATCGAAGAAGGTGGGTTCTATGAGATGCCCGCAGCGGTGTCGCGGCTTCTGCGCTCGAATAACGAGGTTTACGGGCGCGGGCCGGGCATTCAGGTGCTTCCCGAGATCAAGCTCGTTAACCGCATGGAGCTGGATTTGCTCCTGGCGTTGGAGCAAGCGGTAAAGCCCGGCTGGCTCATGCCGGATGATTCGGCTTACCGGCCCGACAATCGCCCGGATGGCATCACGTATTGGGATGCGAGCAACCCGAACAACAGGCCTGAGCGGTTGCAATCCAATGCGCGGATCGATCTTGGCGAACAGAAGACCGAGCAGAAGCGCCAACGCATCCGTTCGGCGTTCTTCGTGGATATGTTCCAGATGCTTTCAAACGCGTCTGAGATGAAGCGCGAAAAGACCGCGTTCGAGGTCGCGCAGATGGTGCAAGAGAAGCTGATTCTATTCTCTCCGATGTTTGCCCGTCTCACGCAGGAGAAGCTAAACCCCCTGCTTGAGCGGGTGTTCAATATCATGTTCCGGGCTGGCATGTTCCCGCCGCCCCCGGAAGAGGCGATGCAGGATGGCGGCTATGAGATCGTTTACGTCTCCAAAATCGCCCTGGCGATCAAGGCGGCGCAGAACGGTGCGCTCATGGAGATGCTGCAACTCTGCACGGAGATGGCGAACTTCGACCAGTCGGTTCCGATGGTCGTCAAGTGGCGTGAGGCGTTTCGTGATGTGGCGCGCAACCGTGGCACCCCGCAGGATTGGATGCGGACGGATGAGGAAGTTGACGCGATGGTGGCGCAGATGCAGGAGGCGCAAGCAGCCATGCAACAGGCACAGACTGCCGAGATGGCAGCGGGTGCAGTGCAGAAGCTTGGCCCGGCTGCGCAGGAGAAGGCCGCAAAGGCGCTTTCCGGCTGATTCTAGCCACTCTGTATGTCCAAGCCTACCCCTGACACTGAAAAGCTCGCAGAAGCGAAGAAACAGCTTCGGGTGAGCTATCAGACCATTTTCAACTCCGAGCACGGCAGGCGCGTGCTGGATGACCTGAAGCGCAAGTGCGGCTTTGGTCCAAGCGGCATCGAGAACCCCTCCGCTGTCATCGGCTCACGGCCCGAGGATGTGTTTTTGAGAGAAGGCATGAAAGAGCCAATCCGCCACATTTTGGCGTGGTTGGAGAAGGTGGACGAACAACCCAAACCAACGGAGGCGATCACTACCCAATGAGCAAATACACGATCCTAGACAGCAAGATCTACCGCGACGGCGAGCCGGTCGCGAACTACGACGCGAACGCAAAGAAACTCGATTTCCTCGAAGGCATGGACCGCTTCCGCGCACCTGTCGTGCGGTTTGTGAACACGCTGCCGCTCGTGGACGATCCAGCAACGGCGTCGGCGCTAGCGGAACCGGCACCGGAAGAGGCTGCGCCAATCATCGCTGTGAAGCTGGGCGGCAGCATCAAAACACGCACCTACCCGGACGCGCCGCCGTTTGGCGAAGCAGGCGACAAGACGCCCGAGTTCGTTGAGTGGCTATTCAAGCACCACCCCGAAGACGCGGCGATCCGTTACGCGGGCCGCAAAACCTGCATTGGCTGATTTCCAAACCTATGAGCACCGAAGCCGCTTCAACCGCTACCGTTACGACGACAGAGACCGCGCAGACGCAAACAGGTGTTGCGACTGCTGAGACGCAAACCACCGCGCCCGTCACCGACATTCGTTCGTTCATGAACGAAAAGGGCGAGTTCGTGAAACCGGGCTGGGCCAAGTTGGCCGGCGTTCCCGACACCTATGAGGGTCGTTTCAAGACGCTGCCGGGCGCGCTCGCCTCTTACGGTAACCTCGAAAAAGCTTGGTCCAGCGCCAACAAGGTTGCCGTGCCGAACGAGAAGAGTTCCCCGGAGGAGTGGGACGCCTTTTACGCGAAGCTTGGACGCCCCGAAAAGGCGGAAGCCTACGAGATCAAGAAGCCTGACGCGCTCAAGGATGTTGGCTTAGACGAGGCTGCGCTTAACGAGTTCAAGGGCCAAGCATTCAAGCAGGGCTTGAACGTCAAGCAGGTGCAGGCCCTCGCTGACTGGTATTTCAACACGACTGCCAAGAGCCTCGAAGGCTTTCAGGCGAACCGCGAAAAGCAGATCACTGAGGCGACGGATTCGCTCAAGCAGGAGTGGGGCACGAAGTTTAATGAGAACCTATCCCTCGCGAAACGTGCGGCGCTGGCGCATGGCGGCGAAGAACTGCTTGCGGACGAGACGTTGGCGAACAACCCGGCGTTCATCAAGTTCGCGGCCAAGGTGGGTATGATGACCAAGGAAGCGCCGATGGCCGCACCGAACGCGGGCGGCGGGGCTATGGGTATCGACCCGCAGGCCGAAATTAGCAAGGTGATGGCCGACAAGTCACATCCCTATCATAACATCCGTCACCCGGACCATGACAGGGCGGTGGATCAGGTGGCAAAGTGGTTCGCGATGAAGAACCCGGAGCAGAAGTAGCCGAGTCACCATCTCTCACATTTCAAGGTGTCATCCTTGCGGGTGACACCTTTTTTGTTGCAAATGGCATGGCACGCTGACACGCCTTTGCACGCAGCTCAGACAGACGGGAACTTCGCCTAGCGATGCCGTTGCGCCTCCTGCCTCAAATCGGTTGAGCCGCTATTTGGCGGGAACTCGCGAAGCCGGTGAGTCGTTAGAAACTCATCTCACGGAAAGGATTTTCCATGTCTGTCCAGATTACGGCAGCGATGGTGGACCAGTTCTCCTCGAACATCCAGCATCGTATGCAGCAGGAAGATTCTCGCTTCGCCGGCAAGGTTCGCAGCGAGAGTCAAAAAGGTAAAACGAAGTTCTACGAGCAGCTCGGCACGACCGCTGCCGTTCGTCGCACTTCCCGCCACGCGGATACCCCGCGTGTCGATTCGGCTCACAAGCGCCGCCAGTGCAATCTCAACGATTACGACTGGTCCGACTTGGTTGACACGCTCGATGACGTTAAGCTCCTGATCGATCCGGCCTCGGCCTACGCTCAGAGCGCGACGTTTGCGTTCAACCGCGCCATCGACGGCGAAATCATCAGCGCGGCCACGGGTTCCAGCTATGCCGACGAAAACGGCACCGGCTCGGTTCAGGCGGTTGCGCTCCCCACGGCCCAAAAGGTTGCGGTGGATTTCGTCTATTCGGGCTCGACCGCCAATAGCGGCCTGACGCTCGGCAAGATGATCAAGGCCAAGTCGATCCTCGGCAAAGCCGAGTATCCGAAGGGCTCCAAACTGTTCCTCGCCGTCTCCCAGCAGCAGATTGACGACTTGCTCGTCAATGTGTCGCAGGTTTCGAGCGCGGACTACGCGGCGGTCAAGGCGCTGGTGGATGGTCAGGTCAACTACTTCATGGGCTTCGAGTTCATCAAGACTCAGGAGCTTTCCTTGGATAGCGGCACCGACGTTCGCACCTGCTTTGCCTACGTGCAAAACGGTATCTTGCTCGCCACGGGTCAGGCCCCCCAGGGCCGGATCACGGAGCGTGCAGATAAGAACTACGCCACTCAGGTTTACATGAACATGAGCATTGGCGCGACCCGTATGCAGGAGGAGATGGTTGTTCAGATCCTCACCGACGAGTCGCCGTAAACCCTCGGTTAACAATCACTCAGAACACTTAACCAAGGATTCAAAATGGCTACGTTCAATTCCACCAAATACACCAAGCAGGTCGGCTCGGCGGGCACTTCGCCCGGCGCTGGCTACCCGCTTGCGCAAGACACCGAGGGCTCGCTTCGCTACGCTGCGATTCCCTACGTCCTCGTTGGCACTGAAGCGGCAAACGACATCATCAACTTGGTCAAGCTGCCCAAGGGTGTCGTGGTTCACCCGGCTGCGTCGCGCATCGTGTGCGAAGATCCGGGCACCGCTCTCACAATCGACATCGGTTTCGCCAGCAATGACGACGCCTTGTGCGATGGTGCGGCGCTTACCACGGCGCATGATGTGACGTTCACGGGCGCGGCGTCGGTGACGGCGGTTGCTGCTCAATACACTCCGGCTGCTCTCGCGGCGGGTGACGAAACGATCTTCGCCACGGTGAAGACCGCCACGTCCCTGACGGCGGGTGCCAGGCTGTTGTTTCTGATCGCTTACACCAAGCCCTAAAGGGCTGGTGTGAAACGTGGCGTTAGGGGTAGCGCCTTCGTTTGGGGGCCGGGTGGTGGTTCAAACCCACTGCCCGGCTTTCGCCTGATACCTCACTAACCCACTCGAAGCCGTGCCAAGCATAGCCCAAATCTGCAATTACGCTCTCGCCGAAGTCGCACAGCAGCGGATTACATCGATTGACGACGCGACGGAGACGGCCCGGCTTTGCAAGTTGCACTTGCCGCAGACCATTCAAGAGGTCTTGCGCTCCGGGAAGTGGAAGTGTGCGCGGGAAGAGGCGGAACTGGCCGAGTTGTCAGACGCGCCGCTTTTTGGCTGGGAACACGCTTTTCAGCTTCCCACTGACTTTATTCGGATCGTGTCACTCAACGACATTGATCCCGACGACGTAGAAGAACCGTTGTTCGAGATCCGGGGCACGGCGCTTTACACCGATGAGGAAAGCGCGTCGCTCGTTTACGTTAAAGACCTGTATTCGGCGAACGTGGGTCTCATGGACCCGCTGCTTTGCAAGGCGGTTTACTTGGATTTGGCGGCAAAGCTGGCTTGGCCGCTACAGCAGAGCCGAACCCTCAAGGAAGTGCTGGAAGCGAAGGCTGAACAGGCTTTGCGTGTGGCTCGCAACGTCGATTCGAGAGACGAGCGGGCACCGCTGGTCAATCGCGTGCGCCAAAGCTCTTGGGTGCCGTCGCGCTCCAACTCTACCAACGGCTGACATGGGAGCGCAGAAGCTTTTTAACAATTTCAACGGGGGCGAGTGGTCTCCGTTGCTGGATGGCCGAAGCGACCTAGAGAAATACGACACCGCGTGCCGCACGCTCGAAAACATGCGCCCCTTGCCCTATGGCGGGGCGAGGCGTCGGGCGGGCAGTGAGTTTATCGCGACGACCCGTAGCAGCAACAAGGCGCGACTCATTCCGTTCATCTTCTCTGACTCCACGGCGTTTATCCTGGAGTTCACAAGCAGCCGTCTCCGGTTCTACTCCAATGGTGCGATGGTGGAGACGACCGGCACGGCGTGGGCTGGATCGACCGCTTACGTGGTCGGCAATCTGCGGGTGGTGGGCGGCAAGCATTACCGCTGTGTGGTCGCGCACACTTCGCACGCTTCATCGTTTTTCACCGACTACGAGGCCGGCAAGTGGACGCCGGATCCGCAGGGAGTGGAGGTCACCACGCCGTATTCCCTGAGCGACCATCTGTTCGAACTACAGTTCAGGCAGATCAACGATGTGATGTATTTGGTGCATGCGGAGTATGCGCCGCGCAAGTTGTCGCGCATCACCGACACCAGTTGGACGCTGGAGGAGGTTGAATGGACCTTTCCACCGCTGCGGGACGAGAACACCACCGCAACCACGCTTGCAATAAGCACCGCCACGGTTGGCACGGGTCGAACTCTCACGGCGAGTGCTGCGTTGTTCGATGCGGACCATATCGGCGGATATTTCGAGATCCGCCATTTACGCGAAGGCGAAGGCATCGAGATCGATGTTTCGGGCAGTTCTGGCACCGTAACAAGCAGTAGCCTGAAGGTTCGCGGCGCGTGGAGTGTTGTCACCACGCAATCTTGGTATGGCACATTGAAGGTTCAGCGCAGCACGGACGGCGGCAGTAATTGGACGACGGTTCGCATGTTTAAGAGCGCGTCAGACCGCAATGTTTCGGCATCCGGCGAGGAGTCGGATGACGTGCTGTTGCGGCTCCAATACACGGCAACGGATGATCCGTATGGTGCGGCGGTGTGGACGGGAACGGCACCGACGAGCTACGTCAAAGCCACGGCGAAGCTGGAGAGTCAGGAAGCTTACACGTCGGGTCTTGTGAAGGTTACGGGTTACACCGATTCGACGCATGTAACGGTCGAGGTCTTGCGCGAAGTCGGCAGCACAGCGGCCACAGACATTTGGAGTGAGGGCGCGTGGTCCGCTTATCGCGGCTACCCGCGGGCGATCTGCTTGTTTGAGCAACGGCTATTGCTTGGCGGAAACACGGAGCGCCCGAAAAAGTTTTACGGCTCGGTCTCGGATGATTTCGAGAATTTCGAATACGGTGACAGCGACGATGACGCGATTGCATTTGAGGTCGCGAGTGTGGAGCAATCGCCAATTCAGTGGATGGAGGGTTTGACGCGGGTGCAGATTGGCACCAGCCTGAATGAAGCGGTTGCTGGGGCTGGCGATTCTGAGGAGCCGGTCACGCCAAGCAATGTGAGCGTGCGTAAGCAATCGGCTTACGGCTCCGAGTATCAGCAGGCGTTGGTGGTGAATGACGCCGTGGTGTTCGTGCAGCGGCAGGGCCGGGTTTTGCGCGAAATGTCCTACAGCTTGGAGCGCGACGGCTATGTCTCGCCTAACCTGACGATGCTTGCCGAGCATGTTACAGAAACCGGCGTCTCGCAGATGGCCTTTGCCCGCCTGCCTGATCCGACCCTCTACGTGATCACCAGCAGCGGGGACATGGCCGTGTTAACTTACGACCGGGAGCAAAATATCACGGCGTGGTCCCGTTTTGTGCCGGGTGGGACGCGTGGGGTGCTCACCGCTGACGCCTTCTCTATTATCCGATTCGAGAGCATTGCCGTCATTCCCGGCGACTCAGGCGACGAAGTTTGGGTGACGGTGCTGCGCTGGTCGGCGGATTTTGTGCCGTCGCAGGTGCGAACCGTGGAACGGCTGGTTTCCGATACCGATACGGAACACCACCTGGACTGTGCGGTGACTCGCATCCCGGTTGCCACTGGCGCGTCAACGACCGTTCCGGGCCTCTATCATTTCTTTGAAATGGGGCTCACGCAGGTTTATGTGAAGTATAACAACAAATACACCGTCGCGACTTTGAGTTCAGCCGGAACGGTGACCCTGCCGGAAGCGACTTCCGAGGCGATTGTGGGGCTGCAATATCGCTCGATCCTGCAACCGATGAAGCTTGAGGTCCCGATGGCGAACGGGACAAGCCGGGGCCGCACGCGGCGCATCTCGAAAGTTACGGCGATGTTCTATGAATCGCTCGGCTGCAAGTTTGGGCCGTCTCTCGATCAGTTGGAAGAGCTGCCATTCAATACGACCAGCGACGAGTTGGGCGAACTCCCAACGTTGTTCACGGGGGACAAAGACATCACCTGGAACGGCGGTAATGAGAAGGGCGGCGATTTATACATCATCCAAGACAAGCCCTATCCCATGACGGTGCTGGGGTTGGCGGTGAAGTTCGACGTGTTTGAATCCTGACCATGAAATCCCGGCTCATCGACAAGGCGAAGGATTACGACGTGATTGCTCCCTGGTGGCCGGCGCATGGTTGGCCGGGTGTGCCGGTGGAGATCCTGCCGAAGTGCGGGGTGATGGTCGTTGGCGACAATGATACACCACTCGCGGCGGCTTGGATGTATATGGATAATTCGGTGGGCGTCGCGATGATGGAGTGGGCCGTCACCAATCCGGCTAACACCGCAAAACAGTCTTACATGGCGGTGACGATGCTCGTGCAGGCGGTGCGCGAGCTGGCGCTTGAGTTCGATTACGGGGTTTTACTCACCACGGCGAAGCAAGACGCGCTCGTGAAGATGTATGAGCGCAACGGCTTCCAGAAAACCGACAGCGGCATGACGCATTTGCTCATGCTGACGAAAGGCTAAACATGGCAGCAGTAACAGCACTCATGGCGACCGCGGCAGTATTGACGGCTGTCGGTGCAGGCGTCTCGGCTTATTCGTCTTACCAGCAGGGCAAAGCCGCGCAGAAGCTTAACAACTACAACGCGTCCGTTGCTGATCAGGCGGCAGCGGACAAGGCGCGTGACGGGCGAATCCTCGCGAACAATCAGCGCCAGCAAAACCAAAAGCTACTTTCCCGGCAGCGCGCATTGCGTGCGAAATCGGGCGTAGTGGGTAACACCGGAACGCCGCTCCTGGTGGCAGCGGATCAGGCGGCGCAGTTGGAGATGGGCGCGCTCGAAACAGAAATCACCGCCAACTCGGAAGCGTCTCGGCTGCGCCAGCAAGCGGTGGCTGATCGCATGGCCGGCAAATCGGCGCGGCGTGCGGGCAATCTCGGCGCAGCGGCCACTATCCTGCAAGGCGCGGGCAGTATCGCGAGCATGGGTGCCAATTACGGGATGTATAAAGGAGTCTGATGTATGCCGAAAATTCCCCTCTATAATTATCAGCCGCAGAGCACGCCGACGCAGAATATTCGCGTTGATCCCGGTGTGCGTAATGCCGAGTTCTCGGCGGGTGCGCGGTTGGGTAGTGCTGTCGCGCAGGTGGGTGAAGTAATTGGGCATTTTGCCATCAAGAAACAGGCGCTTGTGGCAGAGGGAATCATGGCGAACGAGCAGCGTTTGCGCATGGAGACGGCGGCGCAGGTTCAGGACCATATCACGAAGAACCCGGACAAGCCGGAAACATGGGAGACCTTCGAGCAATCTGCGTGGAAGCAATACGAGACCGGGCGCGAGCAGCGGAAGCAGAAGGAGAAGTGGGGCACGCTGGTTGTTCAGCGCGACGAACAGGAGTTCAAGGATTACAAGAGCCGCACGGCGATCCAGTTCCAAGGGCTGCGCACGAAGGCGGAAATCATGCAGGCGAACTCCCGGCTTGAGTCGGGGGCGCAGGCGGCATTGCGGGCGGGCGATTACGAAGCGTTCAAAGGCACCATCGAGAAGATGGACCTATTTCCCGCCGACAAAGAGCGGAAGATTCGTGAGGGGTTGGAGCAAGGCACGTATTACCTCGCGAACAACGAACTTGACGCGATCCAGGAGCTTCCCCCGGCGCAGCAGGTCGGCGCGTTTCAAGACTACATCGCCCAACTGAAAGAGAAGGGCGAGGACGGGAAGTTTAATTACTTGGAGTTTGGCGAGGGCGGTTTGTCGCTCGGCGGTCGCGTGCAACTGGAGAGCGTGGCGAATGCCCGTATCCGTGCGGCGCAGCGGGCGATGGATGTAAACGGGCGGCGCATCGTCGGAGAACTGCGCATGGGCCGGGCAACGGTGAAGGACATCGCTGACGCGGTGAAGGCTGGCGACATGGACGAAGAGACGGCGCGGGCCATGGCTCCCGACGTGGAGATTGCGCTGGGGGAGTTGCAGGAGAAGGAAGCGAACAAGCAGCGGATCGAAGATGAACGCGAGCAGGCGAAGAAGGACCGCGCCGAGCGCGAAATCGAAAAGCAATCCGACACTGCCGAGCGGTTGCTACAGCGCATCGAGAACAACGAGAACGTGTCGCTCCGCGAGATCGAGCGGCAGGTTGCGCTTGGGAAAATTGATTCCGAACGCGGCAATGAACTGCGGGCGCGGCTCGAACAGCGGGCGGCGGGTGAGCAGTCGATTCGCAAGGGACCGTTTGAGATCCTGAGCGACCGGCTTGCGGGCACGTTCATGCAGAAGCTGGGAGGGCGTCAGCCGAGTGAGAAGGATTACGCTAAGTTCGCCTCCGACATTGCGAGAAGCGGGCTTTCCCAGCCATCGCGGCTCAAGCTCGTTGATCAACTTCTGCAAGTGAAGTTGGCCGACGTGGCAGACCTTGAAGAAGAGGGCGGCAAGTGGATGGATCGCGAGATTTCCAAGCCGGAAGCGGCGGTGCGGAAGGATCTGATCCAGACGATGCGCAACACGCTACCGGCGCTGGGCGATGTGAACGCGGGCAACCTGCTATTCGCGCAGGAATCCAAGATTCGCGACTTCTTCGAAGGGGCCAAGGGCGGGACGCCGGGCGCGTCCGAAGTAAAGGCGCTGCGCGAAGAACTCACGAAGGAGATTCACAAGAGCGCCGGGCATGAACTGCTCACCGAAGCTTTCGATTTCTGATGACCGACGAACTGCAACCCCTGTTTGAGTCGCGAGAAACCCGGATCAGTCGCTTGCCCGTAGAGGTGCGCGACCGCTTCACCAAGCTGACGCAGGAGAGCGCAGACCCGGATCTGGCAGACCGGCAGTTTGTTTCGCTGTGGCTTGCTCGGCGCACGGGCGTTCCGCGCAAACAGATCCTCTCCACGTTTGACGAAGTAGCTGGGCGC